ATTGCGCTGGCGTCGGGGAAAATGCGTGTGCCCTTTTCCAGAGGCATGAACGTCGGGGTGTCGGGTGTAATGAAAACGTTCCCTTGTGGAGTGATGCCAAGTTCGTGTCGGTGTGCGTCACCAACCACAGCCACCCCGTCCTCATCCATCGTTCCGCCTTTGGCAAAGTAAGGGATGGCCTGTGCCAGTATTGCTGCTGTCTGAACGGCTGCAATAGCTATATAAAGAGGCGAAAGTGCATAGAGAAGAGCGACATTTTCAGGTGAGGTTATGGCTATTGCCGTATTCATGACAACTTCGGCCAATGCTGATGCTTGTTTTATCAGGAACGCCCTCTTTTCTGCATCTTCCTGTTTTTTTGTTATCTCGTCCTTTTTGGCTTGTGTTTCAGTCTCTATCGCCTGTTTGCGTTCAGCGTATTCCTCATCGGACATTATGCCTCTTTCGTTCGATAACTCCAATGCAGCCAATTTCTGCTGTTCGATACTGTCGTAATAGTCAGCCTGTTCCTCAAGTTTGTTGATATAATAATCCGTGATACCATCGACAAGGTTCATTGTGGCGGTGATACCCTCACGTACAAGGTCGTATTTCAGCTGTTCCTTCTCACGCTGAATCTCCTCTTCCATTTGAGCCTGTGCCTTCAATGCATCGGTATATTCCTTGTTGGAATCCTTCAATGCTTGAAGCGTAGCCGCCAAGACCGCTTTGTGTTTTTCGTATGTTGTTTGAGGATCTTGTTTGCCGAAAATGTCTTCCGTGCTTATATCAAGACCATTGATGACCGATTCGGCCTTAATGAGTTCGGACACCCAGCGATTGACGGCATTTATTTCAGTATCTTTTGATAGAGTAGGCTTGTTGATCGTAGCTGAAAGTACCTGGAATGATTTTATTATTTGGTTTTGATATGTCGTGTTGTCTTCCTCTGATTCCTTGAGTAATTTTGCAGCCTTATCCTTTCTTTGTCTTAGGATAAGTTCTTCGGCATTGCCCATGTCCTTCAATAATTTCGGGAAGTCGAGCAGCTTAAACTTGAACGGATGAAGGAGTGCGTCCTTGATGAATTCAAACAGCAGCGAAAAACTTTTGCCGACAACCTGTATATTCGTCACCTCATCATCAGATGCCAGCCTGTCTGCCTTTACCCTGTGCTTCACGGCCTCCTCCAGGTAAGAGTTTGCCAATGCCTGACTGAACATGGCATCAATATAACCCTTGCTGTTCTTTGTCTGCCACTCAATAGCCTCCTGCATGGTTTTAAAATTGCCTATGCTGCTACCCATAGCATCGTTGACACGTTTTAGCGCATCCTCCTCACCTATCTTGTTTTTTCTGTAAGCATTGATGGCTGCGTTGGCTTCAAAGATACTTTTTACTGAACTGTTATACGCTGATGCCCCTTCCTCTAACGCCTTATTGAAATTCTTCTGTGCATCGGCGGCTGAATTGGTTTTCTTGAACAATCCTACAACTTTATCACCAAAAAGAACCATGAGCGTAGTCACGACAATCATCACGGTATTCAGCGAAAGGAGAGATCGGAGCATTATCTTCAATGCTCCTACGTTGCCTATAACTTTACCTGTTTTATCTACTGTTTTAGCAAGGTTCTGGAACCCGTCGGCCAGCATCGGAAGGTTATTTGACAGGGACATGAACCCTATGCGGGCATCCATTGCGAAGTTAGGAAGCTCACGCATAACCTGTGTCAGTTGGAAGGTTGAAAGATAGGCGTTATTGGCTCCTTTTCCGTATTGCCCAGCCGTGGTATGCAGTCTGTCCAACTGTGTGCCGAGTGTTGCGGCCTTGTTCTTTGCCGCAAGAAAGGCAGGGCTTAATGAGTTTGTGTTTGCCGCAGCCAAATCCAGTACTGCTTTCTTTGCAATATTATATTCGGAAACAAGACGTTCGTAAGCCCCAACCTGTGAGCTTGTGGACGTTGCGTTAAGTTTATGTTCCTTGCTTAGTGACGAGACGGCTACCTTGTATTGGTTTATTGTCTGCACGTTCTTTCCAAGCTGTGTGTCAGTCTTGGCCTGGAGGGTTGACAGTTGCGTTTCAAGTTGTATGACCTTCTGCATGGATTTAGCCAGCTCATCGTTCTGCTTTGCCTTGCCTGTGCCACCCTTCGATTCATTCGCTACACCTGACATGGAGTTGGATGCGGCAACAAGTTTCTCCATAGCCGTGAGGCTGACGGTCAGTTTTGCCGTCAGGTCGTCAAGCTGTTTGAGTGCCTTCTGGGAAACGATGTTGTCAATGATTCCCTGTTCCATTTTTCCGCTGCTCAATGTGTTGTTTCTGTGCTTCGTAGGCCTCACGTGCGAGGTTCTGTATCTGCGCATATTCGGCCAGCGAAAGGCGCAATTCTGTGTCTATCGAGTACCCTTCGTGGCGAAGTATCTGTATTTCACGAAGGTAGTCCGACATCGTTGGCTGATGTGTCGTCTCACTCTGACGTCCGAGGGTGTCTATCTCCATCTTTAGTCCTTTCAACTGTGCAAGTGCTTTCTTGACCGTCGTCGGTCGGTCTTCCGTTCCGTCGATGACAAAATGCCTTCTAAGCAATAGGTATGATTCAATGCTTTCACGGTGACAGAGTATCCGTGTTGCGCAATGAATCTCCAGCTGACGGCGGTAAAGACGTGAAAGCCTGTCCTCACGTCCTGTACGCTGCTTGATGTCGGGGTTCGTTGACAGTTGGCGGTAATCATCCAATATCGTTGAAAGGCCATGAACAAGAACGCTGTGAGGCGTAAAGATCGTAGTCCGTCGCAACAATCCGTACTTCCCATTGCAGATGACCTGTAGGTAGTCGCCAAGCGAAAGGGTATAGATCGTGTGGACGTTCCTTAGATACATGCGGGTGCAAAAGCCCCTGACGTCTTCAAATAAGGCCATTTTAGCTACTTTTAACCCTGTGATGTATCTTTTTGTCATGCTGATAGGTATTGATTGATTCTGGCCTCCAGTTTAGGCCGTACAAGCCCTGCGAGGTATGACATCTGCTTGGGTGATATGAGAAATATCTCCTCTCCGTAACGTTCGACAAGCTCATCCCTCAATCGGTCTTTTGCGTCGACTTCGATTGCGCCTTGATAGATGGACGAAAAGAACGATTTCCAGAAACGACCTGTGTCAATGAGCGCAATGCGTTCACCCATGAGTATCGTTCCACGCTCCCGTTTGTCACTTTTGGTAGTTTCGGAGTATAGGGGCAACAGCGAACCATCGCCCCTCTCTCCTATCTCGAGCTGTTCGTGAACGAGCGTGACGATCTCCTTGTCAAGAATGTCAAGAATCTCCTCCGTCCACAGGATCAGGTTTGCGCTTACCCCCTGAATTTTTTGCCTGTACTGCGTTATCGTCATTCTTCGGGTGCATTACGTTCCAAACAAAGTCACGGTTCTCGACCGAGTAATACGGAAACATCAGGTCGAATTCCTTTCTGCTGAACCGACGGAAAGCGTCAGCGTCAATCCTTGCGCCCGATGGCGTTGTTACCCAGTTCATGGGATGGCTATCGTTACGACGTTCGATTCAAATCCGCCGGTGGCTGCTGATCCGATAGGTGTGGCGGCGGCGGCAAGTGCGGCAGGAGTGTTCAGCGACACGTAGAACGAGTGGCCAGATGTGAAGGCAGCGGATGATGCAAGGATTATCTCACCTGCCACGACGGTAACGCCTGACACGGTGATCGGTGTGGTCGGGGCTGTCACGTCATACACAAGCCATGCCGATGCGTCGTCGGCCTCGATCTCCGTCTTGTACGTTGTCCCAAAATCGACATACGATGCCGGAACGAGTGCTTTCAGGTAGATGGCCGAGGCTGTCTGTGTCGATGTACCAGCTGTCAGGACGACATCATGGATGCCATGAATGAGGTCTTGCAGTTCGACGGTGTTAGCGAACGGAAAGACAAGCAGCTTGTCGTTGTCCATCAATGCATCGGTTTCGGTCAGAATGACCTTGATGTTCTGAACGGATGCCGTTGCGCCTCCGGCCAGCTTGTGCTGGTCAACGACCAACTGGCAGGGCATGCCCTTCATTCCTGTACCTGACTTGCGGGCAAGCAGCTTGCCTGTTCCATCAAGTAAGAATACGGAAAGATTCTTGTTGCCTACATACTTGTACAGTTGTTGGTTCAGGTACATGCCGTTGTTGCCGATGCGGAACGTGTAGTTGTGTTTCTTGTACGTCACGCCCATCATGTTACCGTAGTCCGACTCCTCAACAGCGGCCTCGGCGGTGTTGTCCGTGGATGCCACGATGCCGTCAGCCGTAAGGAGCGGAAAGATGCGGGAGGTCTTGGCTGCCAAGACGGCAGCCTGCAAGGCTGTAATCAGGGCGGCATCAGTCGCAATGTTGGCAGCCGTGAAGGTAAGTGACGAGGGTGCAAACATCACCCCGACAATCTTTTCAAGGTTGATGCCCAGCGTCTCGATGCCTGTATTCCCCATGTTCTGGAGATTCAAATCAGTATTGTTTATTGCCATTTTAATAAAGTCTTATTTGTAAGTTATTGATTTCAATAGCGTCGATATGGTCGGTGAAGATGTTCCCCTCACCGCCGTAAAGACCTTGTTTGCCATAAAACAGATGATCGGTGCGTTGGCCTTCGGAGACAAGTGAAAAGTCCTTCGACAGCTTCATTGCCCGAATGAGATACTCGTAGAGCGGATCGAGCCAAGCCGTGAAGTTCTTCAACTTGCGTTGCTCGGCTGTCCACCCGACGTTTGAGAGCGTAGCCAGCACCATTTCGCCTATCGTGACGATATGGTCAATGCCTCCACCATCCTTGACGGTCATAGGGTTGACGTACAGGAATGGGTACTTGTCCGTGATGTTGCCCGATTTTGACAACTGTACGAGCGTGTTGATCCATTCCTGCGGTGTGGCGTAACAGTATTTCAGGTCGAGCGTCGTATAGTGGCTCTCGATATGTGGAATGCAGTTGCGTATCTCGTCGAGTATCATAAGCCAAAGATGTTGATAGGCCGTATATCGTCCCATGAAGGCAACGAGTACCCGGATGTCTCATACGCCGAGCGGTTCTCGTAGAGGTAGTCCAACACGCCGTCGTCAACCCAAAGCTGACTGACCATGTCGTTCCATACCCGTACAAGTCGTGTGCGTGTGACCAGTTCCGAGTTCTCCTGTTTCGTGGCCATAGTCCCTACGCCCGTGTTGCGTTCGCACAGGTCGGGGTAGTAGTTGAAAAAGACATAGTTCGCCAGCGGGGAGCGGAAGAGGGTTGCGTCTTTCAGCTTGCCCTCGATCGTCGTCCATATTGCTTCCGCCTTATGCGCCACATACTCTACATACAAGTCACCGAGTATCATCTGCATGAACCCTGGCTCGTAGATCGAGATGTAGCGTGTAAGCTCTGTCGAGTTCTCCAGCCCAGCGTCAACGCCCTCGGCGGTCGTCAGGTTGGGGATGGACAGTAGTCCAACGAAATATGTCTTATCAATGAGTGCCATTTCTTACCAGCGTGTCAATCCGTAGAGATAAAGACGTGATTTCTGTGCTGCGCTTGTTGACTTGATGATTATCCGATAGTAATTGTACACCAAGTCCTGCGCCGTAAAGTATGCTGTCTTGTCACCACCACCTGAATGTATGATGGAATCAAGAGCTACCCATAACACCTGATTGATTGATCCGCTAAGTATTGCGGTATCAGCAGGTGTCCCACTCACGGCGTCCGTAAAAAGCAGTAGGTTCATCTTGCCTACATAATCGGAAGTGACCTTCATTACGATGGTGTCTGATTTTGAGGCTACGAGCGTATCTGCGGCTGTTCCCCACATGGTGATATTAGCAGGGCTGACAAATGTTTTTGTAGTCACACGGGCTGTAACACCTACGCCCAATAGGGCGACGAAAAGGATTAAAATTAATCGTTTCATATCGTTTTGATTTTTAATGGTTAAACAGCCTCGGTGATTGCGGCAAGATCGGTGGCGATGGAATCAACCTTGACAAACGCTTTCTTGTCAACGTCCCTCACGCAAAGGTTCTCACGCAGATAAGCCATGACGGTTGTCAGGCCTGTCTTTTTGTCGTCCTCGATCTGTGCGATCTCGATCAGTAGGTCGTCCCAAACATAGAGTGTCCCAAGTGAGAAATCACCGACAAGCAGAGTGTCGTCAACGATCAGCGGGTTCTCGATGAGAGAAGCACCACCTACACGAACATCGCCACCAAGTGCCCAGTTCTCGGACAGCCAACGGCCTGTCGTATCCTTTGCGTAACGCAGCGAGTCGACCTCTTTCGGTGATGCAAGCCAGAAGTTAGGCATAGCCCCTCCCAACATGTCGACGTTGATCTGTGTCTTGCATTTTCCAACAAGGTCGATGAGGTTGGGTTTCACGATTGAGATGCCGGTGGTGACGAAATCAGTGGCGTAGGTCTTGATACCGGCCACCTCGTTCGTCAGGCCTGTTCCGTCCAGAAGCTGTGAATTTTCTTTCAGGCGCATGTTCTTGTCAATGAAGCGGCGTATCTCACCTGCCATGAAGTTGATGTCCTTCAATGAGTCGACGCTCACCTTGAACCAGTCGAAGATGCGTTTGTCGTCGAGGGTATTTTTCACCCATGTTGCACCGGAGGTTGTCCCGACGGTGCGTATCTCGGCCACGCTGGTTGCGTTGTTCGTCACTGTCAGTTGTTCCCACCATGAAACGGCCCCGTGGGTGTTGCTGCCAAGATTGACGACACGGAACAGGTCACGCAGATAAGGAAGGCCACGGCGTATCTCACCCATCGACGGTTCCTGATACGAATCAGTGTCGGCCGTTGCGCTTGCACTTGAAATGGTCTTGAAGGATGTGTTGACCTGAATGACACCTTTGCCTCCAGCCTTGACTTCTC